ACCCAATAGATTGTATTCGGTGGTAAAAATCCATGTATAAACCAGGCGTTTCCAAATGGTGGTGAGCCACCACCAGTAAAATCAACACGATTATTGTAAACTAGTGCAGACATACCATATTCCATAAACATTTTGCCTCTTCCCGCTCCTTGAAAACTTGCAACGGGCAAGAATAATGCAAATGGTTTGCCCAAATCATAACAATGCCGGATAAACTTATCTTTTATGGAGTAGGGAGGATTTGTGATTACTCCGTCATGTACATCATGTGGCACACATTCAAAGAAATCTTTACCGTTGCTTGGCTCAATATTGTAACCAAATTTGGTAAACCCTTCTACAATAAGACCTGATTTGCCACTTGTTGCTTCATAGTAAGTCGCATCCTTGTCTAAGTACTTCAACAGCGGTTCTATACTATCAGGCGGTGTATAACACTCGTCTGATGCAGCATTTCTGCCTAAATTTTGTACTAGTTTTGTATAAGTCTTTTTAGCCATTTTAAAACTCAAATAAATTTTCAAATTGTTCACTGGTGTTTGCAGCACTAAGATCCCACTTTAGAACACCAATTAGATTATCAATCTTTTTATCAATAATTGCTATTTCCATAGAATCATGGTCAAATGGAAGATCCTGAAACCATTGTGGAATACGAGGTTCATCAATTGGATATGCAATACTTGTCATTTTCATTGGATTATCACGTAATTTACATACAATAGTTTTCATACCATCAGTTATTTCAACTGAGTATCTATCACTATTCATTTCACGCAAAGTATTCCAATTCAATGCTGCACTAACATGTCCGGGTAAACGTGGCTTTTCCAGTTTGTCTTCTGATCTTCGTAATTTAAAATCTGCATTTTGTGCACGTTTATATTTTGATACATCATTTTTAAACTTAGTTAAATTATTAACACGTTTAGGAGTGCCTTTCTCCCAACCAGGCTTTTCACGAAATTCTTTTTTAAATTCTTTAACCATTGCAATAATATCGTTTTGTTCGCCGCCGGTAAGAACTTTAACAAGACATTCACTAAGAAAGTTTTGCATATAATCAGGAGTATCACTACGTTTCAAGTCAAGTCCCATTGCTTTTACTTTGCCAGGTTTGCCATCAATATCACGCCGTATACCATCATCATCATAGATAAGCATGGCATATCTTTTCTTCTTAATAAAGATAGCCATAGTTGCTAAGTTCTCACGTCCAGCAGCAATGATTTCACCTTGGTTGCGTGGACAATTGAAAAACTCTTTCATAAAATCTGGAAAACTAGCATTAACTTGATTGGCGATTTCATCATACATTGTAAGAGCAATTTCTTTATTCCATTCAATCTCACCACTATCAATCTCTTTTTGATATGATGGATACATTGAATAATAGATAGAATCTGTGTCACCGTATATCACGGATTTGCCTTTATAATCATATGTGCCATCGATTACTTCATTTGTCTTTGCACCCATATGTCTTGTGATGCAACGACCTGACAGAGTAGTAGATTGTCCGATGCGCTTATCATAAAATCGACAGCCTTGATTCAAAATCGCACCGTATAGGCTGTTCAAGTTAATCTTCTTAACTAGTTGTCGTTTATCCCAAAACGCAATTTCTTCATCTGAGCCACCGTTTTCTCTAACTTCACGCATATTCTTTTGAAGAACTTTACGTTCAGCATACCAGCGTTCTAACAGACTAGGAATAATACCTTGAATATCTTGTTTGAATACGGTACCATTCGCACTTATAGCCCACGGCAAATCTGAATTATATACTAAATCGAATGCTTCTGCACCAGTAACTTCATGTACCTCACCATTCTCCATGTCTAAATTCATTATGGTTGTTTTATCTTTTTCATTAAAGAACCTAAATTCTTCTGTTGAAAATGTATCTTCCCATGCTTGTGCTGCACCATAGCCTTTGTTCTTACCACCGCGTCCAGCCCTGATACGATTTTGTATCATTTCTTCTGTATAATCTTGTCTTAGTTGTGCAGTGATGGTTTCCGGCGACATATTCAATGCACGAATAATACTCGGGTATAGAGAATTAATATCAATACCTGCTACCCATCGTTGTACGCCAATCTGAGGATTAGCAACAAATGCGCCCGCTGCTTTCTGTGCTTCTGCGGCTGCTTCCTCTTCTAGTGTTGGTTCATAATCTTCATCTTCTACATCCCAACTACGTTTTTTTCTATCGGGCACAACCATACCTCGACGATGTGCTTCATTGATAATTGCCTGTTCGGTGACAGCAACAGCACCCATTGTAGTTTGAATATTAACGGTATTGTCATGCGCGATTTCATTCGCTAGATCAATGAATCTTAGTTTTTTATCTAGGTTATTAAGTAATGCAACATCTTGTCTATTATATTCTATAAACTTATAAAAATCTTGATTATATAGTTGATCCAATGTACCTTCATATGCAACTTTTCGTTCACTTAATTCATATTCGCCAATTGCATCAAGTGAGTATGAATGCATTTCATGGTATGTATATTTGCGATATAATTCTAGATAATCTAGATGAATACGTCCACTTAAAACATAACTAATTTGTTCTTTGCCATACTTAACGATAGTTTTTGCTTTTGGAAGAAGGTCCCAGAGGCATAATTTACGAGTATGTGATTTGCTTAAAACTCGAACAATACGATTTACGGTGTACGGAATATCAAAGCCTTCGCTATTCCATCCGCTAAGAACATCTGCATCATCTATAAGTGTTAAGAAGTCATTTAACATGTCGGCTTCACTTAGATATAGAAATGTATCTGGAAATTTATCACATAGACGCTGTGCTTCTACTAGACCTTCACCATCCCTCATATGCTCTGGTGGCATAACAAAGGTAACAAGTTGATTTGACCATTGTAAGTGTACCGTAATAGCAGTAATTGGCATAAAAGGATCTTCAGGTGGTGCAAATCCTTTATCAGCGTCAAAGTCAACTTCAATATCGAAGAATGCAACATTTAATTTTGGTGAATCTAAATTCAGATAGTTTTCAGCAAGACATCTAACTTCAGGTTTTATATCACTCTCATATATTTTTTTATCAGAATTCATACGCAATTCTTTGTGCATGTCTTTTAATCGTTTTACCTTTACCTGACGAACCTTTTCACCATGAATACTAGTATGTGATCCTCTATCATCGCGCACATAAAATGTACGCCACGCTGGATAATCTTGATATATACGTTTGCCGTCTTTTCGTTCAACGACATTTACAATATCTTTGTCTTTGTTGTAGTATGCATCTACATAACTCATTTATAGTGTGCGTCCCACAGTTTCAAGTACGGTCTCTACATCTTCAAAGTCTTGCTTTGCTCCCTGTAGATTTGCTTTATGTGCTAGTGAAATAGCCTTATTAAGTACTGCAGGTTTAATATCTAATTCTTCTGCAATTGCTTTTACAGTATCGCGCAGTCCACCCTTTAGGTCGTCAACTTCCTGTAGAACAGAACACCCTTCATCTACCAATTGTTTTAATTTTGCTTTTTCTTCGCTTGTAATTGAATCTAGTGACATATAATAATCTCCTAATTAGATATAAAAAATGGAGCTCTATAAGAACTCCATTTAATATAGCATAGTATTGTTAGGTTGTCAATAGATTATTTTTCTTTGTTTGCCTTTTTGATCGATTCATTCATGATTTTATCTGTGATTGATTCGATGGATTCTCTTCTACCCGAATATGAACTGCCACTTAAACCAAATTCCGGCTGCGCTGCGATTGCTGATCCTATACGTTTTGCTACTTTACCAACAGATTGTAAACGTGAACTTACTTTTCCAGTAACATCTGCCGCTTTCTTTGAAATTGCCATACCTTTATTTGCGATATCTTGTTTTTTAGCAATAGACATATTTTTCATATCTTTATTTTTATCAGATAATGCGCTAATGCCTCTTTTGGCTGCGCCGATGCCTTTACTTGCAAGATCGCCAATTTTGCCTTCTTTCAGCATTTTCATTGAAAGATTTGCCACTTTCATCATGCCGTCTTTTGTTTTCATTAGTTTGTCTAGTTTTTCTTTATTTGCATCATTTACGTTATCATATACTGATTTAATTGCAGATGCAGTAAACATATCGACCATCATTTGACCATTATCAAATTTAACTTTCATTGCACTTTTTTCATCTGCAATTTTACGAATTGTATCAATTGCTTTTACTTCTTTAAGTCGTGAAGCAAGATCAGTAGTAGATACACTACTCTTTCCTGTATCTTTTCTTTCTTTTTCTTGGCGCTTTTTTGCTTTTTCTGTAGCCGCTTTCACATCAGCAATAGTTAATTCATTAACTGACTCAGCTATAACAATATCATAACCAATACGCTCTAGTTCAGCGGCTAGTTTTGCATATTCTTCTTTTGACGCTGGTACTAAGTCAGTAATCAATGACTTTGCTGCGTCACCATGCTGACCAATTGTCATGTATGAACCAATCAGACCGCGACCCTGATCAACTTCTGGGAACAATGCAATCACATCGCCCTCTGGGAATTTTCTAAAGATTACTTTAACTTGTTCTTTATCACCTTCTTTCAGTTTGCCTTTCATATTATCGTACATATTTTTGTCAATAGATTTGGGTGATATGCTTGGACGTTTTTTACCTGCAGATTTGCGGTCTTTTATCTCATCTGCATCAATTTCCGCTTGTGTTGACTGACGGTATTTTTCATTTACTGACTCTTCCCAAGGTGCTTCATATAGTCCATCAATGTCGCCCAAGTAGCCATCGCAAGCGTGTTCTTCATCATTAGGGCAATCACCGCCACAATATTTGCATTCTTCTTCTTCTTCTTTTATTGATTCTTCCCATGGTGCTTTCTTTAGAGATACTTTCTTTCTCTCTTCGCCACGC